GAGGTGACATCTGGCCTGTTGTAAAGATACAGGTTAGTGTTGGCCGCTGTAAGAACCTCGGTTGCGGTAAAAGTTTTTCTGACTGCCATGATTTCCTTAGCTTAGTGAGCCTTCATCTAGTTTACCAAAGATGGTGTCATCAAGGATTAGATAGGTAAAGTTTAGGGTATTTAGACCGAGGGTCACAATGTGTTCGCCTGTAATGTCTACTGAGTGGTTTAGGCGGATCACAGAGGCATACTTATTGATGGCTGGCGGTAGGTTGCTAGGTGTAAAGATAACATTTACAAAATCACCCAGTTCTAGCCCCAAGATTGATGTCTGTTGAGCGCTTGTTAGATCATTTAGGCGAACTTGAACCTCAGTAAAGCGGTAGACCGGTTGGGCATACTTAGCCAAGATTGTGTTGTTGAACTCAATAGTCTGGGCATCGGTGCTAAATAGCAGGTCTGAATAGGTTTGGTTGAAGATACCAAATTCTTCTTGCGAACTGGTATTGGTGGTTGTGACCTGAGTATCGGTGACAACAGAAGTAGATACAACCTCATTGATTAGGTCTTCCGAACCATAACTAATCTGCATATTCTGGTAAGGGATGCCTGAGCCATCATCAGCCAAAATAACTAGGTTAGTTGTTTGAGGTGTGTGTGAGCGGTCTAGGAAGGTTGCATAACCAGTTTTAGAGATAAAGAAGATGCCTTGCTCAGTTGTTTCAATCTGTTGTAGATAAGCCAGAACACCTTGACCATCTGGAACAACATTTGCGCCAAGAGTTGAAATACCTGGGTCAATGTCGCGCTGATCTGCTGGCCATTGAACATACTGGTCATCTAGGACTGAGGTGACTCGAGCGCCTGAAAGTTGAGCTGTTGCTGTTCCAGCGGCTAGAGTCTGGTTTGCTAGGTAAACAAAGCCATCTGAGGCTGAAAAGGAAGCAATAGCATCACCATTTGGGGTGTAGGCCAAGTTCCAGTCATCAATAACCATTTGTGCTTGCTGAATGCCATTGACCGAGTAGCGCACTTGGCGCTTAGGGATAATCTGCCCATAGAAAGGGCTGGCTTCATAAGTTGGGTCAAAGGCTCGAGAGCGGTTGTTTAGTTCAACAAAGAAGTCACCAGCAGAGATGTTATCAATGTTGTCTGACTTACCTCTGGTTAGTTGAATGTCAGTCACATAGTTTGTGATGTCATAATACTGAAAACCTGCGAGGGTATAAGTGGTGTTGTCTAACTGACCTTTGATTGCATCATCAAGGGTAAAAAAAGGCCCAGTTGGCAAGACAAGATCAAAACCAATCTCTACTTTTTCAGTTGCCATTACGCGTTAGCCTTTAGATACTGATTTACCCATGAAGTAACTTGCTGACCAGCAGCCTTGCCATTTACAATTCCTGGAGCATTGAAAGTGACATTTACAGTTGCACCAGCTCGCTGACCAATGTTAGCAAAGCGGACATCCTCGGCAGATAGTGGATTGCCAGCCCCAGCAAGCATTCGAGCATAGTCAAAAGTATCTAGTGAAGATGCTGGAACACTAATCTGGTTATTCTTTAGGTTGTTTAGATTGTTCATCATCAACTTGAAGGCTTCTTCAATAGAGGCAACCATCTTGGCAATTTCATCCGCTAGTGCTTGCTCTTGTGACTTTAGGCCATCAATAAAGGCATTAGAAATACCCTCACCCAAGTCATAGAAGGTATCGGTAGATTCCTTAGCAATGTCTGAGCCAGCCTGGTTGAGTTGGTCAAATAGACCATTTAGTTCGGTAACAGTATCAGCACCGCCAGCAATAATAGCCTCAGCGGTTGCGCCACCGGCTTCAGCACCAGCATCTACAATCTGCTTAAATAGTGTGCCATTTAGACCAAGTTTCTTTAGAGTGACTAGGTTCTTAGCAAAGTTCTTTGTCTTATCTACTAGCTTCTTGAAACTCTCAGACAAGTTGCCAGTAATAACCTCATCATAAGTTGTAGAGATAGTTGTAGCAATCCCATTTACAAGAGTCTTTACTGACTTGGTGACCTGCTTAGTTTCACTAGTTAGCAAGCCAGTAATGTTGACAGCATCTACAACACCGCGAGAAATGTCTTTGGCAATAGCAATCTTTGACAGCAAGACATCGCGTTGGCGAGCAAGAGCAGTTAGAGCTACTTTTTCTACCTTGATGTAGTCATAGATAAAGTTAGCGGCAGCCTGAGTAAGCGCACCATCGCCCAAGCCTTTTACTACTGCCTGATTGATTGCCTCAAAAGAATCTACTGCTTGTTGCTCAAACTGACCTAGTTCTTGGGTTGCTCTACCAAGATCCCTGAAGCCTTGAGAAAGGTCTGAGATGTTTTGAATAAAGTCAGCAACCAGTTGCTTCTGCTTCTCGGCTGCTTTATCAATCGCCGAAATAACAGACTTGCCACCCGACTTAGAGCCACCAAGTTCCTCAACAATAGGCGGAACAATATAGGCTTGGCTTCTCGAACACCGCTCTTTAGAGCATCAATACCAGTCTGGTAGTTAGCAATAACTTGGTCATAAGCCTTTTTGCGAGCAGCAGCAACGGCAGCGCCTTGTTCTTTACTTCCAGTTCTAAATTTCTTGGCAGTTTCATTGGCAGCATCCTGCCCTGCCTTCATAGCTCTGCCAATGACTGTTGCTGGAATACCTGTGCTTGCTTGACCTGTTGAAACAGCAAGACCAGCCAAAGCACCAGCGAGCAAACCGACTAGTCCAATAATTCTTACAATCGGGTTGGCATTTAGAACCGCATTGAAAACAGTAAAGGCAGCCGAAGCAATGCCAATACCAGCAGCAAGAGGGCCAAAGACCTTGATATTCTCGCCAATGTAATGCGCTAGTTCAATAACCCCGTCAATTGCATCGGTTGTGAAATCTACAAACTCTTGAAGTTTTGCTTGACCTTCTGGGGATGCGAACCAGGCAGCAAAGTCATTTAGGGTTGGCAGAAGCGCCATACCAATCTGCTCTTGCATTTCGCCAAGAATAATATTTATGCGCTGGAAAGGGTCATTGTTAGCAGCAGCGGCAGCCATGCCACCAAAGGCAAGTGCGGCATCCCTAGCAAAATCCTTAGAGCCTTTTAGGGCTGGGATAAGTCGGAACAAAGCAGTTGTTTGACCAGCAGCAGCCTTACCAACAGCAACAGAAACCGAACCTAAGTCTTTACCAGTTCCAGCAGCAATGTCGGTAGATAGCGCTAGAAGGTCTTGAGCCTTGCCAACATCTCCAGTAGCTCGAACAAGGGAAGCAAGTGCTGGTCTTAGTTCATCATCAGCAACACTTGTTTCTAGCATCAAAGAATTGATGTAAGCCTCAGAAGCGGCAATAGCCTGATCAGTAGCACCTACTGTGTTGCGAAGTTGCTGAGCTAGAAGAGCCTGGCTCTTGACATCGGTAACAGCGGCTTTAGCAGACTCTTTCAGACCATTAGTAATAGCCGCAAGACCAACACCTAGACCAACAGCACCAAGAGTGTTTCTTAGCCCTTTGCCAAGTTTGTCAAATTCCCTAGAGGCCTTTTTGATTCCAGTTGCATCGAACTGGGTAGCAATTATCGCCTTGATAGAAGCAGCCATTATTTATTTAACCTTCTAGTAAAGTCATTCATTGTTCGCTCAATTACTCTGGCAACTTCTTGTCTAATTGCTGGCAACTTATCTTCCAAGTTCTTGTAAACAAAGCGAGAGGCTGGGCCATAGCGAGAGTTCAAAACATTTATCAAGTTCTGACCCTGACCATTGATTCGGCGGCGAACAATGTTGCCAGTTCTAGGATCTACAAACTTGCGAGTTTGAGTGTATTTACCAGCATTATTAGCTCGACCAGCCATGTCAGAAATCTCAAAACCATACTGCTTGCCAGAGCCTTCTGCCTTGATTGCTACAAGATTAGCAGTTGTCTTACCAAAGCCAGACCTAGCACTTGGAGTTATTTGAATTGAAACTTTAGGACTTGTATAGCCTGAGCGACCATTGTTTGCCATACCGGAAAGCGGTGCAACCTTTGGTGAGTTGGACTTGATAGCCGAAACCGCTGGTTGAGTGATTTGGCGGATACTCTTTCGCATGTCATTGAGCATCTCTGGCTCGACCTTACGCATAAGTTTTATGGTTTCTTTCACACCATAGAACTTCACAATCTCATCAGCCATAGGTTCAATTCTACCTTAGAAGCGAAAAGCCCCCGATGCGTAGTCGGGGGTCTTTCTATTTACTCATCTGTTTATTGCGCCAAATCATATACCTGCCCATAGTCCAGAGCATTCGGTCTGACTCAGCCATCAAGACTGAGGGTGCAATACCAGTTTCAACAGCAAGGCTGGCGATATACCAATGACTTGATGTATCGCCAAGCCCAACTATTTTGGGTCTATCTCGCTCGCTCCAACAGATTCAACTGTTTCAGTCCAAGCATCAAAGTCCAGAGCGGTTGCTTTGGTGCGAATTTCAGAAGCCCAAGCCAAGAAAAGAAGGTGAGTGATTCGCACTTCTTCCTGGATTCGGCTTACTGAGATGTTGAACTTTTCCTCAAATTTTACAAGGTCACTTGCAGAACAAGTAATCTCTTTTGAGTTGCCAGCGGTAAATAGGATGCGTAGGTTGATTTTCATTTTTTATCCTTATGCGGTTGCGCGTGTTACAGCGCCTACAGTTGGGAAGGTCACATCAAAAGTAGCCAAGTCACCAACAGCACCATTGATAGGTGTGTATTGAGAGATTAGAACTACTGCTGAGTAAGCAGGGTTTGTAGCAGATACGGTAGCAGAGCTTGAGCGAATGGTTACAGTCGCTTCAGTTCCGATTAGTGGGTAAAGCAAAGCATCTACTCCGCCAACACCGAAATCCTGCTGGAAGTTTAGGGTTACAGAACCAGACTTTAGACCTGCTGCAACTTCACGCCATCCGGCTGAACCTAGAGAGGTCTTGTCTACTTCTTCAACGGTGATCTCAAGAGATGCACCTGATAGGGCTGATGATACATCCGCTGTGCCGATTGACACATAACGGCTTGTGACAACAGTTTTTGCCATTGTGATTTTCCTTTTGTTTAGTCTGCTTGCACAGCGATATCGAATTCAGCGGCAAGATAGGTATTCTCGCCGATGGTGACCGAGCCGTAGTTTCTCATGCCTGTAACTATTGTATCAAAGACAACTCCCCCGAGGGTTTTATCTCCTTCAATGGCTACCCTAATGCTTCCTGTTCCAGTTGGGGAACAATAGGCATCAAGACTGTTTTGAGCGGTGCGCTCTGACACTCGACCAACAACCAAAGTGACTGTGAAGTTGTAGGTGGAGAGTGCGTTGTTGAAAGCTCGGTGGTAATCCACAGATGAAGGCGCAATAATCGCAAAAGGTGGGTTCACATTGTCAGGGATAGTTGGCCCTGAGCGAAGTCCGGTGATTGTTGCCAGCCTGGTAGCCAGCCCCGAGCGAATAGAGGTGATACTTGCCACTATGCGAACTTCACAATTCTGTAAGAGTCCACTAGTTGAGCAACATCTGGATCAAGGCGAGAGCCAACTCGGATAAAGCCGAGGTCTGGGCTTGATAGAACACCAAGCGGTGAGTCTAGGCGCTTGAAGATTCGGCTTGACTGAATAATAGTTGCTTGCTTGATTGCGGTTGGAATAGCGCTGTATCCCCAAGTCGCTGTGACCTTTACAAGGGCTTCGCCACCCCAGATTGGAAAGGTGTAGTCACCTATTGCTCTAATGGCGTTGTAAGGCACAGGAAGGCCGTCTACGCGCCCATTTAGAGGCTCTAGTTGGTAGTCATCTGCTTGCCAGATAACATCATAAGTTCCATCGGCAGAAGTGTCGGTTGCAATCTCAGTAATTGTGACTGCATCATCAATGTTGGTCACCCAGTCTGTATCGGCTACAAAGTAGCGAGCAGCAGTTCCAGCATTGTAAAAAGAGCGAGCGCAATAAGCATCAATTAGGCGAGAGGCAGACTCAATCGCCATTTCTAGCAAACTGTCATCAATAGTGTCAGTTATGCGAAGTGCAGCCTTTACCTCGGCGAGAGTTGAGTATCCATTGGAGATTGCCATAGGACTATTCTACCGCTCGAACCGCAACCGACTCTTGATGTCTGTCGAGCTTATTCCTTGAGTGTAAGGAATGTAGGCAAGGCCTATGCCTCGCCGGTCAAGCCAATCCTGATCAAAGCCCATCTGGGAATAGTAATCTTTCCTAGCCCAATCCGAGCCAATCACTATCAGGTCAGGGTTTACTAAATCAATCGCAATAGTAGAATCAGCACCGCCGACATTAGCGAAAACCCCATCAACATAGCGACAAGACAAGAGCGCTTTCCGTCTTTCTTCATAGTTCATCACCAATCCTTTTCCTTTGTATGCCTTGATAAATTCATCGGTGTTTAGGGATACAAAGACTTCCCCATCTTGACCCGCTAGTTCTTTACAGCGCTTTAGGAAGTCGGCGTGTCCATAGTGGTAAAGGTCAAAAGAACCACCTGTATAAATTCTCAATCCCATCGGTTAGCCCTTCTGATAGCCAGATTCCAACCCTCGCTGTAATCCTCATTCCTTACTTTCCAGTCATAAAGCCATTGATTATTTCGGTAAGAGTTGCTGTTTGCTTGCTCGAACCCAGACTTTAGAGTGCTTGAGTTTTCATGGTGGACTTTAGCTTGAATAGTTTTCTTAGGCACACCAGCTTTATCTATGCGGCGCTCATAATCATTATCATCAAAGTAGAGAGGGTAAAAGCGTTCATCATACAAGCCAACCTCATTGACCATTCTTTCGCCAAGAACAATCGCTGACCATTGAGGCACAATGTCAAGAAAGTTTATGGCTTCAATGTCTACTTCTTTATCAATAATTTCCAAAGCGCCAGGCTCAAACCAAGCATCATCATTTACCAACACCCAGTAAGGCGCATAAGGTGTTGACTTGACAATTAGATTCCAAGCACCAACCAAGCCCAGCCCAAAAGGAACTTGAATAACCCACATCTTTTTTACAAGTTCTGGCTTGCTAGGTGTCCAAGACTGAGTGCCAGAGTTATCAACAATGACCAAGTTCTCAACTGGATAATCTATTGAGGCTAGTAGGCGCTCGGCTAAATCAAAGCGCTTTAGAGTGCAGAAGCCGAGGACTGGTATCACTTCAATAGTTTTTTCATAACTGGCAACCAATACTTATCCCATACAGTATCCACATCAAACTGCTTAGCAAAGTCCATAGCAATCTGACTAGGGCCTCGGTCTGCCTTGTAAGCCAGTTCTAAAGCATTGACAATAGAAGGCACTAGCGGTGTTGTCCAGATAGCATTTTGCCCAGCATCCCAAGTTGGCTGACCTTCGAC